AACGACGAACTGGGCGCGTTCCAGCGCCGTGTTCGCGACGCGGGCAACGCTTTCGGCAACCTGCTGAACGAGACGATCATCGGCACGTTGATCGACGGATCGACGACGTTCGACGTGGACGCTACGGCGGTTTTCCACGCGAACCACTCGAACCTCAACACGTCGTCCGCGCTGTCGATGGCCGAGGTCAGCGACGCGATCGCGACGTTGATGAACCAGCTCGGTCGCAACTCCGAGAAGATCTACCTGGAGCCGCGCGGCTTGCTGGTGTCGCCCGCGAACTTCCTGCCCGCGACCGAGATCACCTCGTCGCAGCAGAAGGTTGGCGGCGGCACGACGGTTCCGCTCGACAACGCGGTGGCTCGAATGGGCCTCAAGGTCGTGGCGTCTCCGCACGTCGATTCGGTCGCGACGACTTGGTACCTGTTCAGCAACCGTCCTCTCATCGAGATCGCGTTCCTGAACGGCAAGCAGGTGCCCGAGGTGTTCATGGAGCCGGAGAACAGCGGCGGTCAGTTCTACAACGACTCGATCGGCTGGAAGTTCCGTCTCCCGTTCGGCGCGGAAGTCATCGACTACCGCCCGATGGTGAAGTGCACGGCGTAATCGGTTCAGAGGTGGTTGGGTGCGCCCTACGGTTCGGGCTGAAAGTGGCCGGGCTGTAGGGCGCATTTCGTTGGAGCGATGAATGGGTTACGTCAACGCTGGAACAAACGCGACCGCGACCGCGACTACAACGAACGGTGCCCTTGCTGGCGGCGTGGCCGGACGAGCTACGTTCCTCAAGTCGTTCTCTATCGAAAAGACCGGCGCGGATACGACGTGGGAAATCTACGACGGTCCGCAGAACACCGGAACGCTTGTCTGGCGCATGACGGCCGGATCGGTTTCGTTGGCTGGGCCGCTTGGCTTCGTCGTTAACCAAGGCTTCGCATTCAAGCTCATCACCGGAACCGGGCGCATCAACGTCGCCTGGGAGTAATCCGTGGTAGCCACCTACACCACCACGAACCCGAGCACGCGCGACAAGCTGCGCCTCAAGATCGGCGACACGAACACGTCGCATCCGATCTTCGAGGATGAAGAACTCGACATGATTCTGGCGGACGACTCCGAGGTGTTGCTTGCGGCGGCGAGCGCGTGCCGGATCATCGCGGCGAGCGCGAGTCGGCAGGCTGTCGCGCTCTCGTTGCCGGGCGTGACGATCTCGAAAACGAGCATCCCCGACAAGTTCCTGGCGATGGCTGACGCATTCGAGAAGCAGGCCGAGACTGGCGCGACTGCGGACACGGCCAACTGGTACACGAACGACGCGGCGTTCTACGACGCGATTACGGGCCGCGCGAGCGTTGACCTTGACACCCCGAGCACGGAATGAACTACGGGCCTTCACCGCTTGATTCGATCGACGCGGACGGCATTCAGGCCGACCTCGAACGGATCATTGCGTCGTCGGAGTCCGGCAAGCCAGCGCTGTACCAGCGATTCGGTGGGCGGCAGCTTCACCCGACGGCTGGCGGCGCGGCTGCGAACGACTACGACAAGCGGTCCATCCGCATCTATCGCGGGTCGCAGCAGAACCGCATGGAGCCTGGATCTGACGTCGGCGGGATGAAGGTGATTGTCCTGAAGTCGGACCTTGCCGCGCCGTCGCCGATCGAGCCGCAAGCGGGCGACATCATCATCGAGCCGGATGGAAAGCGGTTCGTTGTCGAGGCCGTGGACTACGGCGACATCGGGCCGACGCGGATCTACTACTTGCTCGACGTCAAGGCGGTTGGGAAGCAGGCATGAACGCGCGCACGCGAGCAGCATTGAGCGCGACGAAGGCCAGCGGCGACGCCGTGAATGAGGCGTTGCAGCAGTACGTTTCGTCCGTCGAAGGCGGCAAGAGCAAGGCCGTGCGGCTGACCGCGCTGTCGATCGTGAGCCAAGCGCAGAAGGCCACGCCGGTCGATACGGGCCGAGCGCGTGCGGGCTGGAACGTCGGCGTTCGCGCAGCCGGTGGGACTCCGACTGCTGGCCGGCGCAAGTCGGTTGATCCGCTCGCGGTGGCTCAGGGCGAAGCGTCTGGGTTCGGTCAGATGATCGACAACGAGAACCAGACAACGTTCATCGCGGTCAACGGCGTGCGTTATACGCCGTACCTGGAAGCCGGGTACTCCGACCAAGCGCCGTACGGGTTTCTTCGGCAGATCATGGACCGTCACGCCGACAAGCTGCTTGAGGCCGTCCGCAACATCCGCACGAAGGGCACCCAATGACCTTCAAGCGCGAGGACATCAAGCGGTCGCTTCACAACCACATTCTGACGCACGACGAGTTCGCCGGGCGGGCCGAGTCGTTGATCTGGGTCGAGCTGGAATCGCCGACCGAGGACTTGTCGGAGTGGTACGAGATCCACCTTGCTTCGCTGTACCCGGACTCGACGCGCATGGCCGACCAGATCATGCGCGGGTCGTTGCGCGTGCTCTGCAAGACGCGGAAGCAGCCGTCCGAGGAATCGAACTTCGTGGACGTGTACCTGCCGGACCGACAAGTGGATCGTGTCGAAACGTGCCTGCGCGGGGCGAACATCGAGGTACGCGATTACGTCGAGAACGGCGGGTCAACGGTTACTGGAATCATTCATTGCGACGAAGTTCAGATCGACGACGTTGGCGAAGCTGACGACCACGTTCGAACGATCATTTGCACGACTCAGATCCTTGTAAGCGCGGCGTGACCGCGAAGGAGTAAGACATGGCAAACGCGGTTTACACCATCAAGCACGGCGTCCTGAAGATCAAGGACAGCGCCGGAACGGCAATCACGGTTAACCTTCTGGAAGGTGGGTTCAAGTGCCAACTCAAGAACCAGCCACACATTCCGATTCGCGATCGTGGCACGCTGTCGCAGTGGATGCATGGAGATCAAGAGCCGCTTGATTTCTCGTTGAGCGTGAAAGTCAACTCGGTTCGCGGACCAGCTTCCGGAACTGCGTTTTCTGACATGAGCGTCGCCGAAGCGTTCGGCCTTGCGAACAACAACTCCATCACGCTGTCGGCGACTTCGGCATCAGCTTCGGCAACGCCGGGTTCACCGAACTCCGTCAACATGGAGCTGACGATCACGAACCCCGCCGGTTCTGGGCCGACCACGGAAGTCATCACGCTTGGTCAGGCCGTCTGCGACGTGATCGAGTTCGAGGAAGGCTACCCGGACATGCTGACGATCAACGGTAAGGCTCTGTCGATCACGCCCACGACGACCTGATCCGATGCGCCAAGAAGGCCATCCGCAGCGCGGCTCTCTACCGACCAGCAATCGTGTCTACATGGACGCGGTTGCTGGCGGCACCGTCACGCCTGGGATGCTGCTGAAGGCGTCCGGCAACCCGTTCACGGTCGCGCAAGCTGGCGACGGGGAATCGGTGTTCGGGATCTGCTGTTCGCAAGGCGGAAGCGGCGACACGGTTCGCGTGATCGTCCAAGGCCGAACGAGTTTGAAGGCGACGGCAGCGGCTTCGTGGGCGTCACATCGGCGCGTGTGCGCGGCTGCTTCGAATGAGGTTGACCAAGGCGCTTCGAACGATCCGTGGTTCGCCACGCTCGTGTATCACGACGCGGCAACGACCGAAGCCGTGGTTGACCTTCACACGGACGCCATGCCAGCGATTGCGCGCGGAGTGCGCGATATCGACGGGATGGCGTATACGTTTGATGCGATGACGGTTGACCGCCCCCTAATCGTTCGTTCGGGTCGAATCGCGAGCGAGCGCCCAATTGGTTCGACTGCGAACCGCCCGTCGTCGCCGTACGGAGGGCAGTTCTATTACGACACCGACATCGACTCGCTCATCACATGGGACGGGGCGGCTTGGGTTTACGCTCAGAACCACAAGGGCACTAGCTTCCCAGGCTCACCGGTCGAAGGGCAGCGGTTCTACCGGACGGACCATGACGCGCAGTACACCTACGACGGCGCGCGTTGGCTCGGCGAGCCGTACACCATTGACATACGCAGCCTTCGCGGGTCGGCGGTGTCGTCGTTTTATCCTGGGCCTGGGAACTTGGCATCCGATGACGCGAACGCGCCAATCATCTTCGGTCGTACCGTTCGAATCCTGGCGATTTCTTCCGGGCTTCGCGGCGGGACTGGAGGCCGGACGTGGACGACACGCCTTCGCCTGGATGGCTCCGGTTCCGATTCGTTCGCTTGCACGAACACCATCGTTTCGTCTGCTGGTACGTGGGTGTTGGCGGCGCAGGAGGCCGTCGGGCTGTCGCTGACCGCGACCAACCGACTGAACATCTACACGAACGCAAGCGGGGGGTCGGAGACGTACGGATATTCCGGTACGCTGACCGTCGCTTTCGAGGCGACCTAATCCGAGGAACGAATGAAGATTGCCGGTCTTGAACAGTCCCTGCTGCGCGTGCGCGACTTCCAACTGCGGACCGATCCGCCGCTCATCGTCCGACTGACCGCGCTTCCGCTGGCGTTCATGGAGCGGCTACGCATGAAGATGCCCGCGCCGGTCCAGCCTCAACAGACGATTACGCAGATGGGCGGTAAGACGACGCTGGTTCCCGACGAGTCGGATTCGCCGGCGGCGATGCGGTGGCGCAAGGAAGACCACGAGGATGACATCGCCGTGACTGCCGCGATCGTCCACGAAGCGCTACGCGGCGACCAGTCGATCACTTGGGAATCCGATCCGACCAAGTTCAAGACGCATCGCGACTACCTGCTGGCGCTCCACAAGGAGCTTGAGGACGCCGGGTTTTCGAGTGGTGAAGTTTCCCGCATCGCGAAGGCGGTCGGCGAGATGTCGTCGCTCGATGACGAAGGGCTGGCGAAGGCCAAGGGTTTTTTACCGGAAACCGGAAAGGCTCCCTAAGCGAGTTCGGGGCGCTCATCACGATCCTTGACCGAACGAAGTGGACGTGGCGGCAGCTTGAGGAAACCCCGGACGAAGTGCTCGTCGGCCTATGGGCCAAGTGGGAACTCGAAGCCGAGGAAGTGAAGGCGCAACGTGGCAAAACTCGCTGAAGGTCTTGAGATCCAGGTCAGCGCGGACATCTCCGACTTCAAGCGCGGGATGCGCGACGTTAAGAAAGAGACTGCAGGAGTCACGAGCGAGGTCGCCAAGGCCGGGGATGCGGCAGACAAGGCGTCGGCGAAGGGGGCGCGTGGCTTCAAGGCGTGGCGCTCGGAGGTCATGTTCCTCCGGTCTAACGTCCTTCTGGTTTCCGCCGCTCTCGTAGCCGTCGCTACCCCGATCCTCAAAGCCGACGATGCGATGTCGAAGCTCAAGGGCACGGCAACGCTTTTCGGTCGCGATGGAACTGCCGTTCTCACGAACATCAAGTCGCAGGCTGATGCTCTGAAGGTCAGCTACGCGGACGCCAGCGCGGCAGCGCAAGCCGCGATTGTTGGCGGACATAACGTCAAGACCGCAGTTTCAGATATGAAACTTGCGCTCAACCTTAGCGGCATGGGTCTTGGCTCGAAGGAAGCGATCGACTCGGCGCTTGGTGGGGTCGCTAAGGCGTTCAGTCTGACGAAGGCCGAAGCCGCCGACCTTGGCGTGCAGGCGGCAAAGCTCGGCGCTGATTTCGTTTCGACGCTCCAAAGCGCGACTCAGCTACGGCCAGCGATGGAGGCCGTTGGCCTTTCGTTCGCGTCGTTCTCGGAAGCGATGGCGGGGCTTCAGTCGCGCGGCGCGAGCCCGCAAGAGTCGCTTGCGGTCATCACGGAGCTTATCTCGACCGTTCGCCAGCCGACGGAAGAAGCGAAGGCGGCGTTCGACAAGTTCGGCATTCCGCTGAACGAATTGACGCTTCGCGGTGAGGGCTTGGCGACCGTTCTTGCGATGCTCACGCAAGGGCTCAAGAGCTTCCCGGCTGACGTTCAGGCTGCGCTTGGTGGGTCGCAACAACTCGCTGACATCCTGGGCGGCATCGGTTCGCCGAGCACGTTCCAAAGCAACGCCGGTTCGATTGCGGCTGGCTTCGGGATGATCGCGGAAGCCGCCACCCAGGGGAAGTCGGCGATCGACAGCCTCAACGACACTCTGAACACGATTAGCAACACGCTAACCACGATCATCGGACCACTCGAAACCGCAACGAAGTACGTCAGCAACTTCATCAACATGTTCAAGCTGGTTCCGATGGCGCTTGAAGGCCTGGATCAGATGGCCTTCGGGGACGGAACCAAGAGCGTGGTGCAGAACTTGTTCGGTAATGGCTTCGCCACGGGCGGCATGGTCCCCGGCTCCGGCGTTGGCGACACGGTGCCCGCGATGCTGACGCCGGGCGAGTACGTCATTCGCAAGGACGTTGCGGCGAAGATGATGCCGTTCCTGGCGAAGCTCAACGCGGGCGGGTTCGATCCTTCGACGCTGTGGAACCTTCCGATTGCCGGGCGCAAGATCGGCAAGGAACGCTTGCTCGACATCCTCGGCATCCCGCAGAAGTTCGGGATCAGTAGCGGCAGCGTGAACATCAACGATCCGAATCTATCGGACAAGCAGGCCGAGCTTTCGCGGCTCAACTTCCAGATGCTTCGCGCGCTACAGGGCTACGCCAACGGTGGGCCGGTGACGACGAACAACAATCACAACTCCTCGATCGGCACGGTGAACATGCAGGTATCCGGCGCGGACATCGAGACGCCGAGCGGGCGTCGTCGCGTGTTCCAGTCGATCGCGCGTGAATCCGCCGCTGGCCGTAAAGCGATTGGACGGTCGCGCGCATGACCCGTCGAAACCCGAAGATCGGCCAGTCTCCGGTCGTGCTCTATTACCCAACGATGGCAGCGCCGACCAAAACCGTCGTGCTGCGCGGGCCGGACTACGGGCACACCGAGGGCATCGACAAGCGGCAAGTGATCCAGCTCTCCGCCGCCGACGAGCAGATCGTCTACTCGCGCGGGCCGAAGTCGTTCCATGTCCGCGCGAACGTTTCGAACTTGAACCGCACGCAACGCGACGAGTTCGAGGACTTCTGGGACAACTACACGGACGGCGCGAAGAACACATTCGAGGTCGTGATCCCCGACTACTCGACAGCGACGGACGACGGGACGCTGACGCGCTCGACGCACTACACCGGCTGCGAGTTCGAGGCTGGCGAGCTGGACATTCCCGAGCCGAACAACGGGTTCTTTTCGGTGCCGCTCAACTTCCGCGCGAGCGATAAGGCGTTCATCTAATGGCGACCGAGAAGGGCGAACTTCTGGTTCTAGCGCGGATTCAGTTTCCGTCGCTTGGGCCGACCGCCGAAGTGATCGTCACGGACCGCCGCGACGTTGCCGCGATGTTCCCCGGTGCCGAACTCCGCGTGCTCGATTGGGGCGCGATCTCGACGCTCGTGGACGGCGGGCAAGACGGCGTGGACATCACGCTGTCGAATGCACCCGACGCAGCGGGAGATCGGTTCTCCGAGTATTGGGATTCGACGAACCCTCCCGAGGGTGCGCGCGTCACGTTTGAAGCGTCGAAGGTGGACGCGACAACGCCGGTCTGGTTCACGTTCTTCGTTGGCGCGGTCATCCAGGTGTCGCGCGTGACCGAGCAGCAAGTCGTGCTCCGCATCGCGGACATCGGCACGAAGTTCGAGCGCAAGATCGGCGACCAAATCACGACGACGGAGTTCCCGCAAGCGCCCGAGGAAGTGCTTGGTTCGATCAAGCCGATCGTGCTGAACGAGGTTCAGGAGTACAAGCCGCCGCTGGTGCGCGAAGCCAAGACGTGCGTGCTCGTGGATTCGATCCTGGCGACCGAAACGGCGTCGGTTGCCGTGCCGCTTCAGAAGGCCGTCAACACGACGAAGGGCTGGCCTAAGGTCGGTCAAGCGCGCATCGACGACGAAATCCTGAGCTACGACAACACGACCGAGACGACGGGCAAGAAGTTCTTATTCACGTCACGCGGCGCGGTCGCTGTTCACTCGCCGGGCGACCCGATCGTTGAGCTTGCGAAGCTCAAGTGGTGCATTGCCGGACACGCGGTCAACCCGGCAAAGACGATCGTTTACGCGATCTCGTCGAAGGGCACGCTTGCCAAGCTGACGGAGACAACGGACTACACGCTGACCACTGGCGCGACCGGTTCGTTCGTCGAACTCGTCAGTGACAGCGGGCTGAAGGTCAAGTTCCCGTCCGACGAGGCGACGATCCGCCGCGTCGAGATGGACGAAGCGGTGAACAACGGGTTCACGATCGGGCAAGTCAACCCGACCGCCTACAACCAAGCCGAATACAACACGATCGCAACGCCGGTCGTCGGGTCGAACCAAGCCAAGAACGCCGCGATGGCGTGCG